AGAACATAACATTAACACCAAACGGACCTCTATCAAAATCTATAAAGTTATAACTCATATCATTAACGATATTAGTCATCCAATTAACTCTACTAAAACTAAACTTATCTTTATTATAAAGATTACGTGCTGGATTCATCATTGGTAACATTACATTACCAATTGAACTCGCTTGAGCAGTAGGTGCTATTGTTAATATTCTATTTGCTTGTGCTAACAATTGACTACCTAACGATAGTAATATTGTCAAACCAAATAATATCCAAAATTTATTTTTTCTCATTTTTACTCTCTATTTTATCAGAAAACCAAACAATAAATTTTAAGGTGAAATATAATGATGGAAGCATTACAGCTAAAGCGAAGAAAAATTGTAATTCATTCATTATTTCACCACCGTAAATTTATTGGCTTTAATTTTATTGTCTGTTTGCATTACAAAAATATAAACACCAGGTTCTAATGTTTTATGGTTTTCATAAACACTAACCTCAGGTAACCAAACAGTTGGTGTATTAGTAAATTCAAAAGTATGTAATCCAGCTAAAACATTCTCATTTAATAATGTTCCAACTTTTTGTCCTATTGAATTTAAGATATATAATTTAACATCTTTTGATTCTTCTAAATAGAATTGGAATGTTGTATTATCTATAAATGGATTTGGATAATTATATGTTATCTCATCATTATCAGGTTTACCACCACCGAATGCCCAATACTTATTCCATACTAATACTTGACCATCTTTTCTTTTCATTAACAAATCTCTACCTGCAGGTGTTCCAGCTGAATATTTACCTGTAAATCTTATAGGTGCTGTTGTCCACTCACTATCAGGAAAGTTTGCTTCAAATAATAAATTTAATCCTGTAATTTCTTTATCTATCCAATATGTTTCAGGTTTATTATTTGGTGAATAATCAACTCCACCAAAGGATACTTTTCTCCAACCATCTACAGCTTCATGAACATTCACATACGTCATCCAAGGACCTGGCAACACATCTGTTTTCATATCTACAAATTCCAATTCATCTTCTTTATATTCTAATTCAAATTCAAATCCTGCTAAAAGAACTCCGTCTCTTGGTGTAATCGTTAAAGGAACTTCTATCTGATTACCAGATTGAACTCTAACAGTAGAATCAGCAGGTAAAGAAAGAACCACAGCAACTCCATTATCAAAATCATCTGAAGTTATACCTTGTGATGAATTAAAACTTACTTCATCATTATCTGTATTGATTTTATTTGCGTGTCTTGTTGGTGCACTTCCACCTTTCCATCTATGGAACATAATGTTAGATGCGATATCATCTTGATATCCATCTTTTCCATTACCAGGTTCAGTAACTTTAGTTCCTGTATTGTTTATATCACCTGTAAAATAATATCCTATATCAGGCATTAGATAATCTGGATTACCAGCTTGGTCATTTTTTTCACTTGTTCTCGCTGCACTCCAAGAAGAATATCCACCACCTAATATTAAGTGAAGTGTATCTAATCCTGTTTGGTGGTCATCCATTAATGGATTTGTAGTTTCTATCTGACCAAACGATAATGCTTTTTGGTTTGTAGCTAAAGCTCTTGTTGTAGCCATTGGTGATTTTTTTCCAGCATTATTTCCAGAGGATCTATCTCCTCCAGTACCAGATTCTGCAGTTGTAGTCTCATCCCAATATACAGTAAACTCATATTTTTGTGGTCTTGATTGTCCGTTTACTGTTTGATAGTATACGTAGTTATTAGCATTTCCACTCTCTTTAAATACCTCTATTGTAGCCCAATCCTCATAAGAGTTTCCATTATGGTGTGTGTAGTTGTTAAAAATACCTGATACGTAAGACCATAATATATAAGTGTCATTCAATTGATATAAATCATCACCATCTACATCACCAATTAAATATTCAATAGCAGTTAACGTATCTATTCTACCACCACCTGCATTATAATTCTTATGTTTACCTGATTGGAAATTAAATGAAGCTATAGCATCATTTGCATTTGTAATAGCAGTTCTATCTAACTCAAGTTGTGTATGTGCTTCAATATTATCACTTGCATCAGGTGGCCAAAATGACATACGATATCTATTGTTTCTTGGTAACTGAATACTATAATATCCTTTATCATCGGTGTAAGTTGAGTCATAATAAGATATACCAAGAAATCCCTCTTTGGGTAATGCTTGTAAAGCAGTTGTTGATTTGTTATCATAATAAAATGTTGCTGTATGGTTTCCAATAACATCGTCAGTTGTAGTCTCATCTTTTTTCTTAGCTGCAGCATCTGCACCTGTATGGTCAGTTATTGTTTCTACATTTAACCAATTAGATATTCTTGGATTGAAGTTAGCTTCATTGTGGTCTAACTCAAATTTTACTTTCCAATATGGATATGTGTTTTCTGCTGGTGCACTCCAAGCAGCTCCAAGAGCTCTGTCTTTACCTTGAGCATATCTGAAGTATCCCTCAACGTCTAATAGTTTTGGGTGTAGTGTTATATCACCTCTAGCACCACCTATACCAACTTGTTCTGTACCAGTGTTGCCATCAATGTAAACTTTATAACTAGAGCCATAAAGTCCGTTTGTAACGTATGTGTAATACCCTGTGCTACCATCGTATTTTGTTGCAACCCTAAATGCTTTAGGAGCAAAGTTATCAGCTACATCATTGACTTTGAAATGTAGTTTTAATAATTCTGTTTGTGTACCGTTACCATTACCAAAAGTTTTGACATTACCATTGTGAGATACCATTGTTATTCTCAACCAATCATATCTTGTATCAGTAACGGATAATTCATCATCGGCGTCAGCTAATGAATCAGTATATCCTACGTTAGCATATCTTACAACTTCGTATGAATAGTGAGCACCTGCTGAACTATCACCTTCTGTCCAACCTGAAATGTAAGCTCCTTTTTCAACGTGAGTTGAGTCGTGTCCCCACGTAAATAAATCATTGTCGAAAGCTAAATCTAAACGAAAGGCAGTAACACTAGCTCCGTTATCATCAAGAGTAACAGCTAAAGTCATTACTGAATCTCTCCAGGCATCAAAGTTATTGTTTTTATAAGCTACACCTACAGCGGCATTAGTTGTGTTCATACCAGTTGTATCGTCAGCTAAATAGCCTCTCAACTTAAAAGTTTCAGAGTCTCTCCACCAAAATTTAGGTGTCTTATATTCTCTACTTTGCATGAGTCTTATGATAGGTGTCTGAGCTTCGATAACGCTCACAACCATCAACAGACTTAATAAAAATTTACGCAAGGTAAATCTCCTGTTAGTTATCAATGAGTAACCTTTTTAGAATAAAAAAGTGTAGACTTTATTTCTTATATAAATATCGGATAATTAATGAAAAATGTCGATATTGAGATTAATTTGTGTCGAATTTCACTAGAAAAGAAATTGACATCTCTTTTTCATTTTTTATTGGCTTGGATGGTTTACCTACGGCTAATAATTCATTCTGGTCATTATAAAGACCTATTTGAGTTATGTAGGTATTGAAGTCTGAATGGGTCGCTGGACCTATCAATTCAGTTCCAATATTATATCCCTCCGGGTTGAATGAACTTGTGGCGTAACCAACTCGTTCATAGGGAAAGTTAGGGTCTTCATTATTAGAAAATACTGAAGAGGTGAAAGGTGTACCTGCAAAAGATATACTTCCACTCTGTCCTACTTTAAGACTTTTGTTTGTGGTATGTGTAAATTTATTTTCTTCAATCGAACAAAAATATGAACGTTCGTAAATCGTTTGTGTGGAATCAAACTCTATCGTAAATCCATCTGTACCTGTGCCTGAACTTATCGTATCGTATGAACCTGTATCAGTAAATACAATTATTCCGTCATTATAAAAAACATTACCTACGACACTTCCACTCATTGTATTTGTGTTTGGTTCACGTCTAGCATAACTAGCTGAAAAAGCCACATCATAAATATTTCCTCTACCATCATCTCGTAAAGTAATCGTTTTAGATGTACTATCATCCACAATCTTGACAGAACTAGGTTTTATATTTTCACCGAATAATTCTTGAGGAATTGACAAAACATTTGCTGTATCTCTAAGTTGACGTGTGTAAGGTCTACGATATTTAAATGTTTGAGGTTCAGAATTTGTTGTGAGAAATCTTGTAAATGTATAATCAAGTATAGCTTCAGATGAAGTAGGAACTCCTCGTATCAAATCTATGTAACCATTCATTTGAGTTATATTACGATAATATAAATTGTTGATAGAATGATACGTAGGAACTTTATAGAAAACACTTTCAGAGGGGTTAGATATTGTTTTAGAATCACCATCAGTAGTGTTATAGTTGAATATAGTGCTATCAGTACCTTTTGTTATTGGTACTGAATATATTCCACTCCCACTATCAGCCTCAGTAAATGAAAACGTCTTGTGGACTTGAAATGACGAAACTACAATATCTTCGGGTTCAAGGTTTTTCTTGAATGACATTTAAAAACCCCCTTAGAAATCAAGTTTGACTTTGATAAGAGCTTCTCTCGATTTTGATTTTAAAATTGGTTGACTTAGTTTTGCAATAGCTAACAATTCATTTTCTGAATTGTACATTCCGACCGATGTAATATAAGTTTTAGGGTCTGAAGCTAATCCATCAACAACTCTTTTTACACCTGCGACTGATTCTGTATAAAACGTCTCATTAGTTGTTGAGTTAAATTCATTAGCTGTTGCTCTTACAAAGAAGTGTCGTGAAGTTATTTGTTCTTCACGTTTAGCTTGGAAGTAAGCACCTGTTTTGATTACATTATAAAGTTTCTCATTATTTCTATCATCACTATTTGAACCACTGACGCTAACCAAATTAAGATTACTTGGGTCAGCTAACTTTGTAGGGTTTAACACTAATACTCCGATACTTGGATAAAACTTACCATAAGTACCAGTAGCTCCTTCACTAGCAGCTGCTGTATCAATACTTGTTCCCCCAACTAATGAACCACTGACAATGTTGTACTCAGGAGCAAAATTAACTTGACTTGAGTTACCACCTTTGTTAGTAGATGAATCATCAATTAACTTTACAACAGGACCTGCAGCTCCATTTTTTAAATGAAGTTCCCAACCTCCTGCTTCCATTCTTTCTCTGATTCTAGCACGATTAAATGAGATTGCATAAAATTCTTTTGTTGATAAATCACCGAAAGTAAATTGTGTTGTTTCGGGTGGATTTAAAATATTATTGAATTGACCGAAAATAGCGGCTGTAGGTCTATCACCACTGACACCTACACCTCCTAGTGAACCACTTCCATCTCTATGACCAAACACTACACCAAACTGAACTGAAGCTGATGCATTTGTACCAGGAGCATATCTATATAAGTCGATATTGTAATCACCTGTATTTGTGTATTGTGTTGACGAAGTGTGAAAAGTTGTGATGTTTGAAGCACCATCTTGAAATAAACCAGATGTTACTATGGCAACATCAGATACTTTGTCGGTTTCTGTAAGTTGTTTAAACATTAGGCTTTCCCCCTGAGTAGGTTTGTCCTCCAGCTCCGCCAGTAGTGTCACCTCCAGTATTAGCATCAGTAGTTGGGTCTTGAGTTCCTTGAGCATCACCAGTACCTGTTGTATCAGTCTTTACCGTGATGTTAATCGTTGAGACAAGTCCTGAATTAACTCCTTGAATAGTAACTAAAGTTGAAGCATTTGGAGTTGGTGTACCAAATGATTGTGCCATTAATTCAACACTCTTACCTGTAAACGTTTTAGTCGCTCCTTGTCCTGAGAATCTAACAATGTTAGTATTTTCAATCGTGAATGAGTAATCTTCGACTGGTCCACCTTTTGTAGTAGGACTTAAAGGTATAGGTGCTCCTGCATTTACACCAGTGTAAGTAAGTTGAGCTACCTCTAAAGAGGCTCCTGCTGCTGATTGATTTGTAAGAAAACTATTGAAAGTCGTTCTATTAGGCGCTCCTTCGAGTAATGACATATTCTCGATAACTGCTCCATAAGAATCGGTTCCGTTTGGGTGAGTAACATCATACAAAGTGTAATCAACTTCTTCATCACTAAGAGCGAACTTAGTTATGTTGAAATTACCTCCTTGTGAGAGTATTTCACGTCCTCTTTTTGTTAAAATAGCATCAACGGTTATCGTTGAATTATCTAAAAATCCCATTATTATCTCCAAGATTTGAGTGTATATATAACTTTCCTATTAATAAATATTGGTAAGTTAAATTTTTACACATTATTAATCCTCATCTACCTGTAGGTCTGAAATACCAACGTCGGTTGGAACTGCTACCGTAGGTGCTGTTTTTCTTATGATGATTGGTAAATCACCATCTAAAGTTGAATTTGTTGTGTTTTTGACACCTTCATAAAAACTATTATTAAAAGCTGTTATCTCGGTATATCGAGGGTCAATATCAGTGCTTGCTAATGATTTTGTGTGATAGAAATGTTCAGCTTTATCAAGAGTATATCTATTACTATTTATGTAATCACCTGAACTCGTGTATACAAAATTATATACTTGATTAAATTCAGATTTTACACCCTCAAGAATCATAGAACCTGTTGCTTCACTAAATACTTTATTAGGTCCTCCGTAAGAAGCTGTAGCAGTTATATAAATATTTGGGTCATCGTGGTTGAAATTAACTTTATTAAGTTCATATAATGAAGGAGTTTTAAATATATCTGTATTATTTGCTATTCCTACATAATTAGGATATTGTGTTTCTATTCTGACGATTGAACGACTATCTTCATTTTCATTATTTTTTTCAAAATTTCCTACATTTATCTCATCTTCATATGCGGGTTGTGTAAATGAAGGTCTGTTACGTTGTACAGGTGATTTAGGTCTTTCAAATAGATTACCCTCGATTACCGTACCAAGTTGTGTTTTTGCTCTAGCAGGAATAACTTTTCTTAATTGTTTAAATATAGACTGGTCATAATATTTTATAAGATGCATATAATCCCAAAAATTATTATTATCTGTATATTTTTTAAAGTAATCATCTGCTGTATATTTTAATGTTCTGTATTCATCTTCGTAATTATCACGAGGGTCACCAATCAACTGGTTAAAATCTAAATTAGCAAATGAATTTATAATATCATCATTTATTACATCAACAGGTGAAAAATAAATTCCCAATTTAGGAGAATCAAGAGGAGCAAAATCATTTGAACTTTGGTCATATCGTGCAAATCTACTCAACATAGCTCCACTACCACTCAAGTAATTGTTTTCGATTCTAATCTTTGTAGCAGTTCTTCTCACGGGACCAAAATTAGGAAGTATTGTTTTTGTTCTGTCATTAACAGATTCGAATAAATTTAATCCATCAAATCCGTGAGCACTACCTGTTTGAGTAGCATCTTGATTAGGTCTTGTATCACGAACTCCGTCTTCATTACTACCAGTAAATTCTATATTATCATCCATCGGAAATCTTCGTACTAAATTAAAGTATGAAGAAGAAGGAGTATTTCCAATATATGATTGGGGATTAGATACGTGTGTATTGAATTTATCTTCCTCTAATTTTTCAGTCCATAATCTGAACTCCATAATCGAACCACTAAGTTTAATATTATTTGTGCCAAAACTTGTGGTCGTGTTACCACCTATAAATAAATCACCACTACCAGTCCAAGCAGCATTATAAGAAGATGTAGTTGTATTTGAACCTGTAATGTATAATGAAGTTTTAGATGATTGAGTTATTCTATCTACACCTGCATCATACTTCTTTACAAATAAATCATAAATAAAAGCAGCTGATATATCATCAGTATTTGTAACTGCTTTTCTTACTGAGACATCGTCCCATAAGATTGTAGATTTAGCTTTTCTGTTTTCAAATCTTACACCTAATCCTGAAGTGTTAGAAAAATGTATTGTTTTTTGAACTTTGATTTGTTTCCAATCCGTTTCATTTAAACCAACTACTTCTGATTCATTTATACCTCCTTTTTGTAAATTAGAATCAACGTTCCAATTCACAACTTCACCATCAGAATCTAACTCAAATAAAGCTAAACTTCCTACACTATCAACTGAACTACCTGAAGCTTTTGCATAAACTGAAAACTCATAAGTCTGTCCTTCACTTACACTAGCTACAGAGGCATTGAGAGAAGGATAGTTTACATTATCATTACGATACAGATTAGTGTAAGATATATTTGTTGTATCACCAGTGTGTTCGTGTCGTAAAGCATTTGTTCCCGTACGAGATACATTTGAACTACTTACAATTTTTAAATTACCAAACTCTACACTTGTTGTATCAGTTGCTCCTGTTATAAAAGGAGGATTAAATAATGACGAGGTTTCAAAACCTTGATTAGTAAATAGATTTGTATTGACTTTATTTTTACGTAACATTACAGAATAAAATTCACCATCATAAACTGGTAATAAAGATGAACTTATTTCCTGATATCCAGGTGAACCAGATAACTGAAATGCAACCGTTCCATAGTTATCATCTTGTCCGTTATCCTTAACCTTGATAGCCCAATCTGAATCTTTTTGAACAAGTATTTGTTCAGCTGAACCACTCGACACTCTGAATCTAAATTCAACGGTGTCAGGTTTACGACTTGTAACTGAATCATCGTCCCAAGGTGTTCTTATAAACTGGTCTCCTCTAAAACCTAAAGCTTTTGTAAATCTTCTAGCTATTTCAAACTGCTGTCTTTGTCCTGTTTTTTGTAAACCTCCATACTCACGTACGCGTAAAATACTTGAAGGAATACCATAACAATTAAGAATTGCTTTTAATGAGTTGATTGTACCTTTAGTTTTAAGTATGTAAGGCATGCTAGCTATCAAACGTTTAGTGATTTCTTTTGTTATTTCACCTTCAGGTACCGAAGCGGCTGTCCCATCTACAATCTTAGAAAATCCTGATGAACCTGATGTGTATAGTGAGTAACTATCACCACTAAGTTTTTGACCGAAACCTACTCTACTTAAATCTAATAAATCTTTACCATCATCAACAGACCAACCTAAAGATTTAGCTAAGTTATACACAAGGTCATTCGAGAAACCTTTACTCAAATCATTTTGTCTGTCGGTTAATTCTGATATACCATTAGTGTAAACCCACAACTCATCAAAGTGTTGACCAACCATATCCATAAAACTAAAGAAGTCTAAATTGTTTTCATCCTCTTTTACAAATGTAGGTAATAAATTTTTAAGTCTATTTTTATTTTCATTATCATAAAGAGAGGCACTATAAATTTGTCCATACTGACTATAAATTGAACCATACCAATTCGTAAAATCTGCATGAGATGAACTTACAGGAACAAATGGGTCCTCATAAGTACCACTTCCTGTTTTAGGCCAAGAAGCATCAGGAAACTCACCTAATGAACTTGACTCATAAGATGAACTTACATTGTAAAGATAATTTTCATACCCATCAAAGTTTGTTTTGATTTGTCTTATCTTTTTATCAAAGTTAGCGGCATCACTAGGTGAAGGAATAGAAGCATAAGAAGCACTCTTTGAAGTGTAGTCTTCAATCAATTCTATTTTGTATTTAAAATTTTCTAATCGTTTTTGAGCAGATGAGAAGTTAACAAAGTTTTCATAATTTGAATAATCTATGTTTAGAGTAACAGGTTTTCTACTACCACTTATAAACTTGTCTTCGATTTCTTTTTTAAGTCTTGTGTCTCCTGTAACTAAATCTGTATAATTTTTTAACTCAGTAGAACGATTCGTAATAGGTGAATCAACCTGAGAACTTTCAGGATTTCTAAGAACTAAAACATCTTCATCTTCTTGGTCATATGGAAAGATTTCGATTGTTTGTTCTAGTTGAGGTAAAATTTCTTTGACTATAAATACGTTATCCTTAATTTCAATATCATCAGGTAAAGGTTCGTATAATTTATAAATACCTGAATTGGGATAATTTTTTATAGTTTCAATATCTTGTTTTACATTTGTGATTAGTGATAATTTATCATCACCTAAATGCATGTAGGTATTTAAATCACTATAATCATTTATTTTAGAAGAGATTTCATACGTTGTAAAATTTTCTAAAGGACTCTTAAACTCTTGTTCTGGTTTAATTTTGTTTGTAAATTCTTCCCAACTTGTGTTGATTGTGATTTCATCATTCTCGACAGCGGCAATTTGTGCTACAAAAGGGATAAATATAGCTTGAGGTAAAGTTTCCTCTTTACTATTGAGTGTAAATTGAATCTCAAAAGAACCCTCATCAATTTCACCTCCTTGATAAGATGATACAAGAACTGCTTGTACAACATATTGACCTGCATTTTCAGGATTATTACCAAGTACGTCAGCTATATTTACAGAGAAATTAAATCCTTCACCCAATAGTTGATATATTATTTCTTGGCCCTTATAAACATACCAGTTAACATAAGAAAATTCAATTTGTTCACTAATATTTTCAGATAAAGCAAGTTCAACCGTGTTGATTAAATCACCAGTATAACTATTATCAGGTCCTTTGTCTAAACTAATTAAGCTAAATTGTTCTGCTGTAGTTGCCATAATTAATCACCCTTACCTACAACTTCGATACAAGCCGGTAATGAAAGTGTACTTGTTTCATTCTTTGTATCTATTTTTAAACTGACACCTATACGTGAATTGTAACTACCTAATCTTATTGTTACTTCACTACCATCTGTTTTATCTTTATCAATTACTTGTAAACCAGCGGAAGGTGGAGTTAAAATAGTTACATCATCTCTGTTATCTGTAAATTTTATCCACTCACCTCCGTTATCAGCGTTCCAATCATAACCATAAAATGTCCAGGTATAGGTTGTTGAAGTGTTTGGTTTACTCGAAACACTTTTAAGAGTAATAATATCTTGTTTTCCATAAGCAGGAACTTCCATATTATCTTCATTAAGTTTTCTAATTACGTTTACATTACCTTTTCCTTCTTGATGTCCTATCACCTGACCTAACATAGCTCCATAATCACCAGTAAATCCTTTTTCACGTAAAAAATCTTCTGTTGGATAACCATCTTTAAAAATATCGTATATCTTTTTAAATGTAGTATCACCTCTTCTACGTGTAGCTTGACTTTCATCTGAAATTATAAAGTTAGCTTGTACGAGTTCACTTTCAACTTCACCTCCAGTTAATGCTCCTGTTGTACCGTCCGGAGCAGGAGGAGGGGGGATTAATCTTTCAATATAAGCATTAGGTAAATAAACATAACCTCCTACTAAACTTTGTACGTTTTTAAACTTACTTGTTAGTCCTGATAACTTCATTCTTAGTGAATCTCTTTTTGTTGAATCACCGTCCGAAATAAACTCGGCTACATTATTGATTTGAATTTTTTTTCTCAAAACTTGACTATCTTTAAAATTATCTTTGTATTCATTATCTTTAATAGTTTGTGCTATAAGACGAACTTCATTTCGAGAAGGTGATATTTCTTGAATAGGATATTTGTTTTCTTTTATAAATAACTGATATGACGCATCTGAATGTTGAGCTCCTGACATAACACTACCATCAGACATCGTATGAAACTCACCTCTGTAAACTTTACCTGAAGAATCGACTAAAAGTGTTTCGTTTGAACCCGCTAACTTTCTAAAAAAGTTAAACTTTACATTATACTTTCCTCGGTCATATCCCATTTTTCTAAGAATTGTTCCTGTTTTAATTTTGATACCGTTGGTTCCGTCATTTGTGTAATCAGTTGATTCTACAACACCTGATTCTAAAAAATTATCACCTGAATATATTAACACTTCAATATAATCATTGGTATTCGAACCAAACTCACCTCCTAAATAGGCATACTTTTGACTACTTAAATCAATTACTTGATTAGTATTAAGTAAATCAGAATCTTTTTGATTTAATCTAGCCATTATTGTATGTCATCTCCTGTAACAATACTATCGATAATACTTTGATTGAACGTCTCTAACTTTACTAAGGAGTAATCAGTAGCATAATATGTACCTAAATCTGAAAATTCTCTTTTGGTATTATTTTCGATTAACCATCTTCGTGAATCGTCAGCTTTATCATTAGTTACTACCATTCCATTTTCGATATTTTCAGGTAGTTTTTTACCAATTTTGAGTTCAGATAGTTCGGATATGTTTCTCTCAATAGTTTTTTCTAATAACTCGGATTTATCATAGATAGAATATTTTTTTGTTTGATAAGAATTTGAAAAATTTTGTTGTTCGGGTGTAAGAAATGTTTTATAGATACTATCCTGAGAAACATTAGCATCTTCTATTCCCATACCAGTTAAGATGTCCTCAAATAAATATAAATCTGTATTTTCATCACCAAAAGGTATCGGTCTATTAGCGTAATCTTTGATTTGTTCAAGATATGTGTTTCGTAATCTGTTTACAAAATCTTGATAAAAATCAACATTTTGTAATTCTTGTTTTGTGTATGGCATTATAGAGTTACCTTAAATGTAAATCCTTCATCAAAATACTGGTCAGTCTCTTCATCAGTAGTACTACCACTTTGTATTCTATATTCTATTTTATAATATCTTTCAGGTTGATAACCATCCATTCTAAGTAGGAAATAGTTTCCGTCTGAATCACAACTTAATTTTGAACCACTACCGAAAGGAACAACTACGTCATCAGTTTCAGCATCTGTAATAGAATAGAATGATGAACCACTTGGTAAATATTTTATCGATAAATTATCAGCAGTTGTTGAATATGTTTTATCAGGAAATCTTTCTCTACCTACGACTCTAAATTTAGCTATAGATTTTTCTTTATATTCTGGTCTGAGGCCTTTCATATAAATAACCATATCTTCGATATTACCTTTTGTTAGAGGACTTAATGAACCTGTTGTCCATTTTGAGTCGTCCCAAACCGCTTCAAGAGTTGGAGGATATTTTGTGTGAGTATCAGTTGAGAAGAATGAAAAATTACCAAATCTTGTAGAGTTACCCTCATCACTTCCACTATCATTATTTCCAAAAGAACCTGAAGTGGTTGTTGGATTGTAAAAACTACCACTACGTTTTACTATAAATCCCTCATTAGGAATTGTCCCATCTAACCACGCATTTACAACACCTGTTACATCCATTCTCATATCAGAAGACTTAACTCCGAATGAATGAGACATCTCATAAGCTCCATCATTATTAGAATACCAAGAACCTCCTGAAGAAGTTTCCTCTGACCAAAGTTTACCATCTGTTTCACCGTGTCTGAAATTCCAACTACAACCTTCAGCAGTTACTGGGTCATCATAAGCACGTCCATCACCCATTGTCCAGGATTGACTTACAGGATAAGCATATAAACTTTGAGAAGTAGCTAAAGCTGTAGGTCTAGCATCAAATAAATTTAAAAAGTATTGTGCGTTGTCTTTTATAACATTTTGATTTTTTAATTTTGAAATAGGGTCTAAATCAAATTTAATCATAATACGAGAAACGGTAACGACTTCACCTGAAGGACTAACGTCTTTTCGTACTTCTAATATCTCATCTAATCCTGAATTTAAACTACCACTTTGTTCATATAAAGTTGCGTCTTTTTCTGCGAATGTAAAATAATGCATTTAGTTACTCCACTATACCTAAGTTATCACCGACTACTTTTCCTTTAATATCGGAATCAGGATATTTGACTTCGAAAATACTTGGGTCTAAAGCAGGATATAATACACCATCAATGATACCACTAGCAATATCATAGAAGTTTCCTGAATACCCCTCAGTTGTTTTATATTTGTTTTCAATCACAATCGGTAAATCATTTGGATTATTTTCGACAGGTTTCACTACTGATGCTACACCATCAATCAATGATAGTTCGTAAGCTATATCAGAGATAACAATAGGTTGTCCTATTTGTATTCTGTCTGTATTGAAAAAATCTTGAACTGCTGCTACACATTGTAACAAAACATCGTTTTTGTTAAACCCGGCTTTTGTTAAAATTGAAAAGTTTATACCTATGTTAATAACATAAGCATCTTTTATGTTTACTGCATCCGTTACTAATCTAAATTGTGATAAATATGTTGATAAATTTTGTTTTACAATTTGACTCATAGGAGCTAAATTTCTATTAGTGTCATAACCTAAAGTATACATATTCATAGCTAAAGGATTAGGAGTTTTTACTTGTAGTTGTTTAATAGTTCTTCCTGCATCAACATCTGCTTGAGTAACTTTCCTTTCAAGTTCATCAAAACCTACTGATTTATTTAATTGGTCATCTTGTACCATACTAACTTTTGCTATGTTCCCGTATTTTTGAGGTAGTGATAAAGCTCTCACAACATAATCTTCTTTAGTAACAGCTCGACTTTGAGCCTGAAAATAGGCTAACGCACTCTCACGTGTCTCACGTACGGTTTGTCCTCCTGAACCTCCTGTAGCAGGTCTAGGATTTGTAAACGAAACTGAGTTCTTACTATCAGTAACGGTGCTCGCATTTAACAAAGCATCCTGTATTTCATACTCTATATTTGTGATTTGATTTATTTCATTCGAAGGAACATTATCATCGATACCACCTCCATGAGAATACTCTATTGTTAAAGTTGTTCTACTGGGAGCTAAACCGTAAGCTTCTGTCTTTAAAAAATTACTTGGGTCAAAAGCACTTGTCAACTTTGATGGACTACCTGGTAAACTTGAACCAACGTTTGTAGGATTAGGAATAATCTCTTCATCAGGATTACTCGATATACCAGCTCCGAATCTTAAAATTGTTTCATCGTTATCGTTAATAAAAGTTGTAAATCTACGTGCTGTTTTTTTCAATTTTAGTATGTAAGGAGCCACATCTCTGTTCACAACCGATGTTGGGTCTGTTACTGAATTATTTTCCATATCTTCAAAAATAGTATCAGTAGCTAATGAATCTACTTCATACCATTTATTATTATCACTATCAGTACAGGATAATATTTCAATCACATCAGTTGAACCTAATTTGATTTGAGAATATTTTTCAGAAGTTCCGAATGTAAATTTTTCAGTAGTAATATTACCACTTTCAACTCTAACTTGTTTTTTCAGTAAAAACTTTGTTATTGTGCTACCATCGTTTTCAAACACACTTACTTCTTTAGGGTCAAAAGAACTTGAGAACTTAAAGTTACAATCTTCAATAGTTCGGAATTGTGTACCAGTTGAAGCAGCTTGAAGAGTTGTTCCTGCTTTTACATTAAGAGCATATCTTTCATCTGGTTTATTATTGACAGCCGGTACGGTCTGAAATACATCTAAAACAGCTACAGCAGGTGAAGTTGTTTTAGGTTTGTAACCGAATGATTGTGCTATCGTATAAACATTTCTTTTTTCTTCAGCATAAGCTAAAAGTGATTCTCTAAAAGAAGAATCAATGTAATACGATAATACATCACCAACGTATGCAGCCATCTCAATAAACATCATTCCCGGTGAAGCTTCATTAAAGTCATTGTAGGTATTAGGGAAGTAAACCTTTGCATATTCAATCAAACTATCTCTAAAATCTGAAAAGTCTTTATTGAGATAGTTTACTTGTTTAACTACATTTTTATTTATACTTGAACGAGCCATTAATATCCTCCTGTAGAAGCATCTATTGTGATTTGATTTATTGTATTAGGATTCAATGTCGTTGAGTAATCTATCTTGACATAAATTTGATTTAAATCTCCTTCTTCAGTCAAAGTCTCAACGTTTTGAATATTAATGTAATCTAACCACTCTGAGACAGCACGTCTCACTTCTTTTTCAATGTTTTCTGGTAACTCATCATTTTGTTGTTCAAAACAAAGTTCCAAAAGTTTACTACCAAAAGTTGGTTGCATTGGTCTTTCACCAATATAAGTTTGTAATAAATTTTTTAAATTAAACTCAGCTTGTTCTAAGGAAGTTTTTGTCAAAGCAAAATCATGGAACTTATCTCTTCCTAAAGGTAATTTTAATCCAACGGTTTTATTCGGATTTAAATCTGTTTCAATAGCTGACATTAATTACCTTTCTTGTTCATAGCTTTCATTAAATCACTATAATCACGTGTCAAAGCATTTGTTACGTGTTCGGGTACTTGTTCAGAAGTTACACCTGCTTTTTTCATAGTATCGACTGCTACCATATCACGTTGAACTTCTTCGTTTTTACCATAACCTAACATTTCAGTCATACGATTTGTATCGAATACACCACCTCCTAAAGTAGGATATTCTTCCTTACCTTGTTGGGGAAGACCTCCTCGTGTCTCGTTTAAAACTTTGTTTAAAGTTTCGTCTTTTGTGTATTTGATTTGTTTTTTAGGTTCAGAAACTTCGGGTTTAGAAATCATTGATTCTAAAGTGGGTGAAGATTCCTCCTTAATAAATATCTTTTCTATCTCTTTTTTGACTTCTCTACGAACCGCTTCTTGTATTATCTTTACAAGTTCTTTTTTAGTCATAACAACTCCTATATTGTTTTTACTTTATCACTTAAATAAGTGGAATTATTTATTGCATTTTGTAAATCTTTATTTTGTTGTAAAAGTGTTTTATTTTCTTTTGTCAAGTCAACAACTTTTTGAGGATTCGGTGTAGGTCCTCCTGGTGATGATGCTACGATTTCTGCTGTGTTTTTAGCTATCATAGCCTGATTTACTGATTGTTGAGCTGCAAATATCGGGTCAAGTAATTCTTTCAAATCATTACCTTTAACCACTGGTTGTAAATTATTATTATCACCGCTTCCTAATCTAATATCACTCCCTTTAATAAATATACCATCACTTTTTATTAGTATTTTTTTTCCGGTTATTTGTTGATTATCAAACTTAATATCACGTAAACCATCTGAAGTGAGATATATCGAAGAAGCATCTGTATCGATATTTTCTTTTACAGATTTTCCTGTAATCTGTCGAGTTCCAGAATCAAGAGTCTGTCCCGCTCTTATCTTAATTACTGGTGAATTATTAGCATCATTACATCCTATATTAATAGAATTACCATATCTTCCTTCAAAAACAACATCACCTTCTTTTACCTCGATATGTCTAATATCTTTTTTTGTAAAGGTCTTACCAAATTTAGTATTGGTTGGTAAATCAACAGGTATAGAATTTTCATTGACTGAATTTTTTCTATTGATTATCGAAAAATAAAAAAGTTTTCCATTATACTCAGATGTTAAGACGTGTTCACCAACAACAGGTATTGTCTGAATATGTGGCATCAAAGGAAAAACTTCATCAACTTCATCACCCGAGACTGAAAATTTTCCGTTGATTGCTCCTTGTAGTCCTGTATCATTTAAATATACTTTACTCACAACAACAGGTTCTGTTTCGTGAAAATCATATTGTGATGCTTTGATTAGTTTTTTGATGTATGAACTAATTTGTTGAGGTGTACCTAAACGGTCTAAAGGTATAGAAGTATGCGTGTCAACACCCTTTCGTTCTCTGTACATTTATTGTCCTTTTACTGATTCTATTCGATTTTGAATTTTGTCTGATTCTATTTGAATGTCTTTTATAGTATCTTCCATTCCAGCTAATAGTTGAGTTTTTTCTTCTTCGGATAAACCAAACTCATTTTCAGACCCAGCTTTGTTTTCAGCTGAAATTAATCTTTGTACAATACCAGCCATCTTAACAAGTTGGTCATCGTTTTTAACGTTGATTTCAAGATATTCTTTTATCATAGGAACTAATTGTACAGCTGTATCACCATCTTTGATGAACTGAACAAGTTCTTTTGTAAGTATATCTAGTTGTTTTTTGTTATATTCTGTATTGTCGTAAATGTCTTTGAAAAGAGACGAAAGAGATTTTCCTTCAAAGATTTCGTAGTCAATAGCCATAATCTACCTTAAATGTTATTACTCAATTATAAATATATCGTAGTTTAAAAACTTTAATATATAAATATATATAAGAATTTATTATTTGTTTACAATATAGTTATTATTAGAGGTTACTCGGTTACCAAAATTACTGGGTAGCCTATTTTTTTTCTAACTAACGGGAGAAAACCATGAAGGAAATCGTAACAACGGTCAAAGGATACATTGATGACTTAGCTCATCTATTGTTATCTTTTGTTACCATAGGTGCTATATCTGAAGTTATCTTTGGAAGTGGTATCTTTGGTGTCAATGTTATTGGTAACCTGACATCCATCATAAACAAGTTTGGCGAATCGGGTTTCGCCGGACTCGTCGCCTTGTTGGTGTTGGTGGGTTTATTTCGAAAGTAGGAGCGAAATAGTACAATAGTATTCCTACACTATTGGACACTTAAAAAGGGAAGTGTTATGCTTCCCTTTTTTTGTTTGAGCCAGAGATAGGATTCGAACCTACGACCTAGTGATTACAAATCACTTGCTCTACCAACTGAGCTACTCTGGCTTATAGCGGCGACGGATAGGAATCGAACCTACCTGTAGTATCAACTACTACACTACGGTGTTGAAGACCGAGGAGAGCACCAGCTACTCAATCGTCGCCATAAATTAAAATATCGAACCAGTATTAGAGGTATCAATCTCACCTACTGCAGAAAACTCCTCCATCATATTGAAGTAATAACGTTTCATTTGATTTATCACTCGTGTAATATGTTGAGTATTAGAACCTGTCATTTCACGAATCATAATATAAAGAGCTTTTTTATTGAAGTTCTCGATATTTTTTCTACGTCTAAACAATTCTAATACAGCATCAGCTACAAGAATATCTTTTTGTCTACGAAAGATATTAGTAATATTATTGTCCCAATACTCTAACATCTGGTCTACAAACTGAATGTTAAATTCATCAGCTTGCTCTTGTATAGACTCACTCAGAACATTTCGTTTAAAATCTAATACTTTGACTTCATCGTGTGTTTTCATCTTTTTGTAATTATTGTTATTATTTAGAATCAAATAATTTTTACCAATTACAGAAAAATATGAGAAAGCTCTACCTTTGTCAGCTTTATATTTAGGCATCTGCATTACTAAAAAGGATACTACCTCGTGTTTAACTTCTTCAAAAGGATAATCAAAATAGTAAAACTTAAATGTGTGAATTAAGTTTTCAGCTAATTTATCAAAAGCAGCGGCTATATGTTCACGATAAATTCTATTTCGTATTATGGGACTTGAACATTCATTGTATCTAATGATAGCATTTTGTACAGGTGTTCCAAAATATACTTTACTTTTTTTACGTCTTTTTTTCTTGACAACTTTAACTGGCATTTACATCTTCTCCTTTAAAACTTTCTAATTGTTTTATGGTTCCTTTGATAGCCTCAAATATACTACCAATCTCATCATCAGATTCAAAGTGTCCTGTTGAATCAATTTCTTTTAAGTCGGTATCTACTTGCTGTATTACTTGTGTAAAATCTTCTACCCAAGTTTCGAGAAATTCTGTTTTTCTAAATAAGTTCCAAATAACATATCCCTCAATAACGACTAATAATCCTAATACTATTTCTATTATCATTATTTATCTCCGAATAATTCGTTAAACAAATCTTTGGACTTTTCTGATAAAATATCAGGAGTTTCTGATTTAGTGATAGCCTCTTTGATTGTGTTTACTGATTTTTGTTCTTGTTCTTCACGTTCTTTTTTGAGTTCAGGATTAAGAATCTCACTATAATTAATATCAGAATCTTTACTGAACATATAACGTTCTTTTTCTAATCTTGTGGCCATCATATCAGCTTGATGTAGTATTAAAGGTAAATTTGTTTTAAGATTTTTACCCTCACCGAATCCCATCAAGTATCCTTTATTAGCATCTTCATACATTCCATCAGTCAATCGTAGAGCTAAATATTCGATTTGATTCATTTTAATATCAAACTGAGTTAGTAACCAAACAGCTCTGTCTGTAACGGTCATATAATGTAGTTTGTCATTATACTCGTACATTTTGCCTTGATTGATTCTATGCCACTCAGACTCGTTAGGTACATAGTAATCTTCTTTCATATCACCTAACTTACCTAAGTCGTGATGAAGAGCACAGAAGATAACATTTTCAAGAGTGTATTCGTCTGTATGAGCTCCCATCTCTTTCCACATCTCATATATTTTTTGAGAACATTCTGTAATGTTAAGAATATGGTCAACATAACCTCCAGGTATCGCATTGTGATAATACACAACACCACTAGCAGGAGCGAACATAGCTCTATCTTTAAAGTAATCATACATTTTCAAGAGATTTTCTTTTCGTTCTCCTTCAAAGGTATCTTCTATTATACCGATTAGTTTGTCCCAATTTTCTTGTATTTGTTCTGCTGTAAATTGCATTTTTTCTCCTTAAAAGAAATTGTGTGTTGAATTTGTAGGTTGTTTTTTAGTATTACTCATTTTCATATAAAGTTGTTTATATGATTCGAATACTCTTGATGGGTCTTCACTCTTGACCATATCATCAATGGACCTCAATACTTTATATACTTCACTATCTACTGCTTGTTCCAATATATAATCGTGTCCATAAATTAGTTCAGTTACCATTCTGATAGCATCTTTAAATACATAAAAGTTATGTAATCTCATACCCATAGTACATTGTGTATTCCAATCAGCTACATCTTTCCAAGAAACAAGTCCTCTAAGTACATCATCAAAAGCAGTCATACGAGGCCAATCTTGATTAGGTGTTTCTCTAAACCACTCTATAATGTCTGGATTGTGTTTTTCACTCGGAAAGTTGATTGATTCAAATGTACCTTTCTTTATACTAAATCGTGTGTAATATGTACCAAAAACGACAGCTCTGTCAGGAGACGAACTATCAGTCGTTACAACAATATTGGAACCAATATCCTCAAGTGATTTCTGTAATTGAATCAACATCAAGAAGTCTCTGATTTTAGAAGTACCAAGAATGTGAAAGTATTCATTACGAGGATTTAAGTGTTCTTTACCTTGAAGTAGAGCATGGACACCTGACATAAAACGATAAAGACTACCACCAGCACCTCCGATACCCCAACCATTGAAATCAAAATCTTTGACTTGGTCATACCAGTGTTTGTAAGTGTGTTCGTCATCACCTTGTACTACGTTTAAGAACTTTGTAGAACCATCTTGTTTTGATTGAAAGTATTTGAAATTGTCAATACTAACATCTAAACATTCGTGAAACTTACCTTCGTTCTTTAAACGAGGAGGTAAATCTAAGTTCATCGCCACATCAGTATTTTCTGATAACCAGTTGAAGATTTTATCTCTATATTTTAAATCCCATTTGAGAGCTCCAGATGCGAACTGAAATCCTCCTGAATCACCCATAACAAGATTTCTATCAGTAAGTCCCATTTTGTTTTTGTAATCTTTTACTGACATATGCGCTCCCGCTGTAATCAATAATTGATTGTGTTGAAACTCTTCAGGATATTCTTCACTATAAAATCGTATCGTCATATCATTTCTGAAACGATGGTCTTTTACAAAGTTAGAACCCATCTCACCAGCTGAGAATGAAGGAAAATAAATAAAATTAGTTTTAATCACGGAACCACCTTTCCATAGCTTCTTGATAATCTCTAACGTGTAATGGAGCTAATAAGTTACCTTTCAAAGCCATATTAACTTTATCACAAGCAGTATCGAAAGTATCATACAAATATTGTTCACTATAAAACTCAGGATAAACCAATCTGTTAGGAACAACAGGAACACAACCTAGATAAACAGCTTCAGCAATACTGAATCCAAAGTTTTCTTGTAGAGCAAAACTTACTACAACTTTAGCTCTACTCAACAAATCATAATACTCATCTTTTGAAAAGTTATGTTCAAGAGTATTGATGAACTGAGTACTACCTATAACATCACCTAATCTATCTTCCATTTGTTTAAATAACCAAGGTTGTTTTTCATCTACATTTCTACCTGAGAATACTACTATATCTTCTTTAGGTTTCTTTTCAACTTTATCAAGATTTTCTGTATCTAAAGGAAATCCAGTTACAACTAACTTGTCAGGATTTATCAATCGTTTTTTAATAATATCATTTTTTATAAAATCACTACCACAATAAATTTCGTCAGCAATATCAAACAAAGTATCTTCAAAGTTTTTAGCCCATCGTTCCATATCTCTCACAAAATCAGTATCAGTAAAACTACCAGCGTGAATAAGTCCTCTTAACTTTACATCTTTCTTAGCAAAGTAATTCATATAAGCTATACTTTCGGGAAGTCCTGGATGCCATAAATCAGAACTCCAAATAACATCTCCACTATCAATCACATCTTCACGATATAATCTAGCCACTTCTTCAATCTGAGCTGCTTTGAATCTAATTGTAAACTCAGCATCAAGAAAACTTCCTGCCTTCATACTTGTAGGAACAGGAATGTCAGGATAAACTTTGATACATTCTCTATCTAAGTTATCAAGATAATTTGATATATCTCTGTCCATATGAGTTGTGTATCTTGACTCAATATGTTCAAGAGGTAAGTAAATTATTTTACCCATAGATTTCAGCTCCATTCTCGTTATCTTCAAATACTGAACAATACACTAAATCAAATTCTTCTAACAATTCTTTAGCCAACATCTCACAAGACTTTGCCTTGAAGTTACAACAATCATATTGTTCATCATAGTATTTATCTTCTAAATACTTTTTGACCTTTCTTTTAAACACGATAAACTCTACATCTCTGTCATCGTGAAAAACTTCTTTTTTAACTTCGATATGAAACATATGCCTATGAACTGATTCAAGGTATACCATTGTGGGTTCATATTTACTTGCTTCTGACCACCAGTGTAGTCCTTCAACTTGTAGTCTACATATTATATTAGTTTTCATTTAAATAGTCCTGTATTTCTTCTGAATCTTTAGTTTCCCAAGGATAAACAATCCATTTATCTCGTTTATCAATTAATGCTAAATCTGGTTTAACAATACTTTGTTCGTGTTCGTGAATTGTTACATAAAAACTTTTCTCTGATTTAGGGTGATTTTTATATTTTTTTAATGTATTACCCGTGTCAGCTATATCATCAATTATTACAACGTTTTCATTTACGTCATCAAATCTATCAATATATGGAATATCCATTTTATGACTTAATAATATAGCTAACAACGCTCCGCCTCTAGGTATACCATAAACACCTTCAAAAACTTTACCTCTATCTTCATCTTTTAGATAAAACGCTATATCTGTGATACACTCATCAATTAACTCCCAACTTATAAATTCTTTCATTTTAAATCCCTTATAAAGTTATAAAATTCTTCTCGTGAATGACTATCATAATTCATAAACTCACCACTCAACTTAGATGTTTTCATAGTAGAATTATGTTTGATACCACGTACACAAGCACACATATGGTCAGCCTCGACAGATACAGCAACACCAATGTTTTCTTCACACACATCGTGAATGTGGTCGTGTACCTGCATTGTTAAGTTCTCTTGTACTTGAGGTCGTCTAGCATAAAAATCAACAATACGATTGAGTTTACTAAGTCCAATCACTTTACCCTCAGGTGTAGGTAGATAAGCCACGTGAGCATGTCCTACGAAAGGTAAATGATGATGTGAACAAAATGAATGTAATTTAATATTACCTTGAAACACAATACCATCATAACCATCTACATTATCAAATGCTGTTATCTTAGGTGATTCATTATAAACACCTGAAGCTAAATCATTGACAAAAGCTTTAGCCACTCTGATAGGAGTTTCAGAAGAGTTAGGGTCTTCACTCCAATCGAATCCAAGAGCTGTCATATAATTACCATAATGTTCAGCAGCTTGTTCAATCATCTTTAGTTTTTCTTGTTCTGTCAACGGATTGTTTCCGTTAGCATGTTTCAACATAATGTACTTTCCTTATTAAATGTTTAAATCTTTTATCATCTAGTTTAACTGGTATAAGATGAGCATAATCAGATTGTTTAGTTCCAATATATGCTATTTTTTGAATCCAATTATTGTGTTCAGGTCTATCCCATTCTCTATAAATAAAAGAACGCATTTCGTATAAATCATAATATACATAGCTTCCTGTAGCAATCCATTTATTATTTTCTTGTATTATTTCCATATGATATATTCTATTAGATTGTGAATCTTGTATCCAACCTAACTCTTCTTCTCTACCATGTTCAGAAAATTTAGCAGGATGCCATTTTGTATATTCTAAATCAAATTGATAACAATTATTATATTTATTATACCAAAAATTAGATTTAACGTCTGTGGTTATTTCACTTGACCAACTTTTATTTTTAAAACCGTAATCTATACCTTTTCCCTGAACATCTTTCCACATTTCATAGTTAGTGTAGTCATACACTTCGTCCCATTGTGATTGAGCCATTTCACGAAAAGCTAATTCACCAGCTTTACCTTTTGTTAACTGCTTTACAAATAAAGCTTTACTCATCTAAACTCCATTGTCTGTAACCAAAAACATTCATACCAATTACAAATGCACTTATTGCTATTTGAGGAGGTGCATCAATCAGATAAGCATATATCAAGAATGCAACATTACCTAATCCCCAAATAATAAAACAAGTCTTTATTTTTTTAGCATTGAAGTAGTAACCGGCTACTATAGCAGCAGTTCCTATCCAACCTATCCAATCATACCCCACGTTCATCTCCATATACTATTATATGTAATCTATCTGTAAAATTGTAACCCTCACGAGTACATAGTTCTGTCAACCATCTTCGTCTTTCATTTAGTTGACTACGTTCGAGACCTTCAGGCATTAAATATACCTTATCATTTGGTACACCTAATATTCTTTGTAACTCTTTTACTTCTTCTAAATCTTCTTCACTTGAGATAACAGGTTTGAGTTGATA